TTTTCTTCGGCCTCTAGCGCTGCCTTTTCCGCCAGCGCTTTCGCGCACGCCGCCGTGTGGATGTCTTCCGCGTCCTTCTTCTTCGTGTCCTTGGGCAGCCCATACCGCAGAATCAGCCACTCAAGGCGCGTCAGTTCACGCGCCACCGTTTCGCCCGTCGCGGCGTTCGTCTCATAGATGATATAAGTCTCGCTTGCCATCCCCGCGCCTCTCTACTCAAACCCGTAAAGGGAATACCACGTTCCCGCCAAAAAGTCCCCGCCGTTCGCCGTCAGTGTCACCTTGGTGATCACCGCGTTGCTCTGCCACAGCCCGCTGTATTGCCCCACCTGCGCCGTCCCTGTCGTGTTGCCATATTGCAGCATCCCGTGCCCCACCACGTGCTTATGCTGCGTGCTGTCGGCGTAGTTGTACACGTAAAGGTCAAACACCCCATACGCCCCCGCCAGCGCCGTGCTGCCCGCCAGCGCCAAAGAACAGACGATCTGGCTCGTCGTGTTACCTTCCGCGCTCGTCACGCTCGCGCTGTGCTGCACGCGATAGTTCAACCACTGGTAGTTATTCCCCGAATCGTCGTTAAACCGGATTTGCAAGCTGTCGCGCAGCGTGCCGCTGCTCGTCCGCCCCGCGATGCGAATCAGCAAATGACGGTAACTGCTGCTGATCGACGAGAGGTTGATTGCGCTTGTCGTGCTGCCCAGCTTCACCCATCCCGAAAGTGTCGTAAGACCGCGATCGCTGATTTTGCTCATCGTCAGTGTCGGGATGCGCGCCACATCAAAAGCGCCCGTCGTGATCTTGCCCGCATCCAGATTCGGGATACGTGACGTGCTCAGGGTCCCGCTGCTGATCTTGGCCGCGTCCAAGCTCGGGATGCGGTCCACCCCAAAAGCGCCCGTAGTGATTTTGGCCGCATCCAGCGCGGGGATGTCATCCGCCACCAGCGCGCGGAAGTCCGGCGCATCCGCCGCCCCGCTCGCCGGGCCCGCCAGCACCGTATTGGCCGCCGCGTCCTCAATCTCAATGTCAATCGTGCCGCTTGTCGTCACCGGCCCACCGCTAGAAACCAGCGGTGCAGTCGCGCTCACGTTGATGCTCGTCACCGTGCCGCTGCCCGCGCCCACCGTCACCGGCACGCCCACGCCAATCGCAAAGCTCCCGCTGCCCACAAAAAGGATGCCTTTTTGCGTGTTATCAAGGCTGAAGTCCACCCCGCCGTTAAGCCGGATGTTCCCCGTCCCATGCTTCACAACCACCGTTCGCCCGCTCGCCGTCGCGCGGATAAACACCAGATCGCCGTTGCCTAGCCCAAGGATCGTATCCAGATCGTCACTGGCCGCCGCGCTCTCCGTGTCCACCACATGATGCCCGCCCGTCACCGTGATCTCGCCGCCGCTGATCGTCAAGAATTCCTCGTCGCCCAGCACTGCCAGCGGGTCTTCCCATGCCACGCCTTCAGCCGCCGCCGCCCGAACTTTCAGCACCTGCCCCTCGGCCCCCGCTTCCAGCCGCACCGGCGATGTCCCGTCATGCGTCAGCATGTCGCCCTTTGTCGTAATAGGGGCCAGCGCTGCAAAAGCGCCCGCCGCGGTCCCCGCCCCCGTGCCGCCCCGCGCCACAGGGATCACACCGCTGGCCAGCTTGGCCGCGTCCAAATCCGGCACATCAGCCGCTACCAGTGCGCGAAAGCTCACCGCGCCAGCGCCGCCGCTCATCGGCCCCGCCAGCACCGCGTTGGCGCTCTGATTGTTGAAGCCCGTGCCCGCGCGTGCGTCTAAAATCGCCTGCTCCAGCGCCAGCAGCGGCCCGTTAAATGTCCCCGCCGCGACAGCTTGCCCGTCTACCAGATCAGTGAAAATAACCGCCATCTCACACCACCGTCACATCGTCAATGTAGCCCTGCACCTGCATGTTCACGTTCTCAATGCCCGCCGCGCTGCTGGTGATCTCAAAGCTCTGTGCCGCGCCCACCGGTAGCCACGCCGTGCCACCCGTCACAGCCACCGGCGCAAAGTTCAGCACCTGCGCCGCGTTCGTGCGAATACGCAGCACGCCGCCCGCGTTCGCCCTGTCAAAATACACCAGCGCCAGCCGTGCCCTCGGTGGCAGCACACCCGCCCCGTTGATCGTGTCCCACCCCGAGTTAGACACATTGAACCCTGCCATCAGCGCAAACGGCGACACCGTCGTGTCCTCAATCCACATCACGCGCCGCCCCGCCAGCATTTCCTGACGGTAAAGCGCACCCGTCGACGAGCTGCGCGCCCAGCCCACGCGCCGCTTCAGCGTGTACCCGCTCGGCATCAGCGGGCTGTCACTGCTGCTCATCAGGCCGCCCACCGCCGCGGTAGACGGATTCTTGATCACATACACGCGATACCACGTGTTAAATGCAAGGCTGCCCGTGTCCAGCCCGTTTAATCCCGTGCCCAGCGGGTCAATCGTGATCGCTGTGCTGCGCCGCATCGCGTCCACGCCGCTGTCATCCCGTGCGATGCCCGCGCTCACCGTCACCACGCCGCCGCTCACGCTCACGTAGTAGCCATCCACATAGCCCGCCGGGGCAAAGTCCGCCCAGCGTCGCCCGCTGGCCGCAGCCGAATCGCTCACCAGCACCGCGCCATCAGTCCCCGTGCCCACCGCATTCGCCGTGATGCCCGCGTCTAAGTCGCTGTACACCTGATTAAAAACCGCCGCGTTCAGCGCGGCTCCCGCGCCATGCGGGGTGTGATAATTCTGTGTCATCGCCACGCCTCCAGATATTCAAATCGCACCAGCACAGTCCCGCTAAACACCCCGCTCACGTCCACGCGGTTCACGCCCGGCAGCAGCTTTAAGAATGTCGCCCGCGTCCGGTCCAGTCCGTCCCACCCGCTCAGGTTCCCGCGGAATGAGTTCTCATAAATCACCTTCTCAGAGGTTGCGTCGATCATCAAACGGTCATTACCGCTGATCAATCCGTGCCACACCACGCTGTGCCGTGTCCGCAGCGTATCGCGGTCCACCACCGCAATCGACACTTCCCGCACGCTGCCGCTGCTCACCCCGCCAAGCACCAGCCCGCCGCCGCCAAGCACCAGCCCCGCATCCCCCAAGAACACATCCTGCCGCCCCGCAGCCTCCACCCACACCACCGGCAGCGCCGCCGCGTTGCCGTCCACCGTGATCGAAAGCGTATCCGCCCCGCTCAGAATAAACTGCGTATCCGTCCACCCGCCCATCAGCAACCCGGCATCCATCACCAGCCCGCTGTCCATAAAAGCCACCTCGAACGGGTACGAATACCAGAACGGGTCCGGCACATGAAACGTGATCGTCACCTGCATCCGGCGATGATTCACGCTCTCCGCGTTCCAATTTGCCGAGACGTTGTTCACCGCTGCATAGCAAAAGCGCACGTCACCGCTGCCCATCGGTTGCTTATACAGCCGCTGCATGCCCCACTCAGTCAGCGCCTTTAGGGCTTCCACCGCCGCTTTGCCCGCCGCCGCGCTTTCGTAGTGCATCCAGTACGTGTAACTGATGCTCCCGATCTCACTGGGCAGCGCCTCTTCACCATACGCCGCAAACCCGCCGCTCACCCCCGGCAGCCGCTCCGCCCGTGTCACCACGTTCGTGAAGTTGTCGGATAAGCTCACCTGATTCTCGGGGTCAAAGTCGTACACCCGCCCGCTCAGGCCGCCATTGCCGAACCGTGTCAAAATGTCCATCTCACCCCGCCTCGTTCATCAGCAGCTTCAGTTCATCCGCAAACCCACGCGCCGCCGCTGCGCCTTCTGCGCGGCTGTTGGCATAAATCACCACCTGCCCCAGCTGGATGCTCGTCCCGCCAAGCCCGCCGTTTGGCACAATCGTCCCCGCTCCCTGCGGCACAAACAGTTCAGGCCCGAACTCGCCCACCACGTGCGGCTTGCCACCGGCCACCGGCCCGCCCATCGCTTTACCCGGTGCGTTCACCCCCATATAGCTGATGCCCGTCCCGTTCGATTGCAGCGCTTCAGACGCGATGTTGTTCACGTCCGTGGCTTTGTTTTGCACCAGCCCCAGTTGTGTGAGCACCTGTGTGGCCCAGTCAAACAGGCCCTTAAAAGCGTTCGTGATCGGCGTGATCACGTGGTCATTCACCCACGTAAACACCGTGTTCAACCCGTTTTTGAAGCTGTCCAGCGCAGGGCCAATGCCGTCCCACAGCCCGATAAACCAGTCTTTGAGCGCTTTTAACCCGGGTTCCACCACGTTTGTCCAGATGCCCCCCAGCCAGTTGAAAAACTTCTCCAGCTCAGGGAAGATCGTTTCGGTCACAAACGTTTTGATCCCCAAGAAATCCGTCTCCCACGCCAGCGCCAAGGCCGCGATCGCGCCCACCACCAGCGTGATCGGGGAGGTCAAAAACGCCACCGCCGCCCCCAGTCCCGTGATCGCAAACCCGATGCCAGCCAGCACCGGCCCCAGCGCAATCAACCCGCCAGAGACCAGCGCAATCGTAGTCGCTAGCTCAGGGTTCTCTGCCGCCCACAGCGCCACACTGTTGATCACTTCCGTGACCTTTTCCACCAGCGGAGTCAAAACGTTCTCCATCAGCGGGGTCAATGCCGTGATCATCAGCGTCTCCACGCTGCCCTTCAGGCTGTCCATGCGCCCGCTGAACGTGTTCATCCGTGCATCCGCCACTTCCGCGGCGCTGGCGCTTTCGCTCATACGGGTCTGCATATCGCTGATGCTCAGGCTTCCGCGCAGCGCCGTGAGGCCCACAATGCCGTAACTACCGGCCAGCTGCATCATCAGCTCGTTTTGTTGCTCAATCGGCAGCGCGTCCAGCGCTGTGTCCAGCTCACCGATCACCTCTTCAAGTGGCCGCATGTTGCCGTAAGCGTCATACAAGGAAGTGCCCAGCTTAGCCCACGCGCCCTGCACCACATCCGTCGGCCTGCTCATATTGAGCAGCATGGATTTGAGCTGTGTGCCCGCCTCAGCACCCTTCACGCCGTTTTCGCTAAAGATCGCAAGGATCGCCGCCGTGTCATTCACGCTCAGCCCGAAGCTCTTAGCAACCCCGCCCACGTTCGCAAAGCCTTGGCCAAGGCTGCCCATGTCCGCGCTGGATGCCCCCGCTGCCCGCGCCAGCACATCCACCACATCCGCCGCATATTCGGTGTTCAGGCCAAAGCTGGCCATAATATCGGTGATCGTGTCCGCCGTGCGGCCAAGGTCCTCACCGCTCGCCGCTGCCGCATCCAGCACCGCGGGCAGCATCGCAATGGCTTCTTCAGCGCTTGCCCCGCTGGTCAGAATCTGTAAGAAGGCGTCTGCCGCTTCTTGAGCACTAAACGCCGTGTCAGCACCCATCTGAAGCGCGAAATCGCCGATCTGCTTGAGGTCATCCCCCACCAGCCCGGTGCGCGCGCTGATCTGTGCCATCGCGTCTTCAAAGCTGCTCGCGGTCTTGATGCCCACTGCGCCCAGCGCCGCCACCGGTGCAGTCGCTAGAGTCAGCTTCGCCCCGAACCCGGCAATCTGCCCGCCCACGTTTTTAAGCTGGCCGCCCACCCCGCCAAGATCGCGCTTGGCGTCCGTCAGCCCCTGCTTAAACCCCTGATCCTTCAGCGTCAGCACCCCGTAGAGGGATGCAATCTGTCTCGCCATATGAACCGCTTCCGATAATCGGCCTTCTTTGCGCTGTTTTAATGGTGTCTCAATGCCCGCGAATCAACGCACACGCACAAAAAAGCACCGCAGAATATTCTGCGATGCTTCACTTTTGCCCCGGCAGCTTGCCCCGCCTCAGCGCTTCCTGCGCGTCGTGCAGGCATAAGATGTCGTACTTCATCTGCATGGGCATACGCGCCACTTCACTCGGCTGCACCCCTAGCAGCACCAGTTGAGCGTCTTCGATCCGCTCAATCTCGTCACTGCTAAAACTTACCGAGCCCGGCGCTTTTGCGGTGAGTGCGTATGCCCACGTGAGTTTTTTGCATCATCACGCGGGATGTCCCGCGTCCGCAGCATCTCTAATATCTCGCCGTATTTATCGCTCTGGATGAAGTCGAGAGACTCCACGGCATTCCAGTCCAGATCATCCGGCGCGCCCTCAATCAACCAGTCTTCCGGCACATCCACCAGCACCTGCGCCAGCAGCACCGCCTGCTCGTCACCGATCCGCTCCATCTCCACCAGCGCCGCGTCTTGCCGGTCCAAAAAGGCATCAATCTCCGCAGCATCAGCGTCCGGCTTCAGCTGACGTTGTAGCGCCAGTTGAGCACGGCCCGCCCGCGTGATTGTTTTGAAAAATTCGTTACTCCAACCACGCCCCACCCGTGTGAAGTCGAATTTTAGCGGCATTAGAATGTGTCCCCGGCATAGATGTTCGACGTAGGCACGCCGCTGCTGATCAGGCTGTACGTCAGCACCACCAGAGTCTTGTCATGGTTGGTGCTCGGCCCTTCCACACTGTTGACCTTGAAGGACTGCTCGTGCTTGGGTTTACCCGTGGCATTCCCCTCTGGCCCATAAACAATAGCGACGATGTCGTTTGCCGTGGCCAGCGCGGCGATATTGTTGGCCGCTGCCGTATCGTCATAAACCAGCGTCAGCGTCGCGCTGATGTTCTTGAGCTTGCTCGCGTGCTTTTCCCAGTCGATGCCCGCCCCGGCGCTCACGTTCTCATCGCCGATGTTCAGCGTCATTTCAAAACTGCGCCAGCGCGCGCCCACATCCACCGCGTTCATCTGAATGTGGATGTCATTCCCGTTGTATTCAGGCATTAGATTCGCTCCATCACGATCTGATATTGATACCCGGCCTCATAAATACGCTGTGTGCCCTCAAAGAAATCCTCAAACCACACCGCGCGATCTTCCGTAACCGTCCGCACCACCCACCCCGCATGAGCGGGCAGCCGCGGGTTAACGTCCTGCGTCCCGCTGTTGTGCAGCGCCGCGCTGATCTCTCCCTGCCCGTCTACCGCCCGTTGCAGGTCCAGCGCCACCACCTTCACCGTCAGCGTGATTTCTTGCACGTCTCGCACGGGTGCGCTCGCCCCGCGTCCAGCGCTCGCCACAAAAAACAACAGCGCGGGCTTCTCCAGCCCCGCCGTGGCGATCGCCAGCGGCTGCGCCCGCTGTCCCCACACCCCGCCCAGATCCCGCAGGTACGGGTATAAAATCTCGTAAAGCGCCCCCGTGGCCGATGCCATCGCTATTTCTCCAGTTCCTGTCCCAGCGCCGCGCCCAAGTCGCCTTCAATCCGGCGTCTTGCAGCGTCAAACGCAGGCCGCATAAACGGGCGCGGGGCAATGTTCGGCGTCCCATCTTCCAGCCAGATGCCGTATTCCACCCCGTCCATCACCCAATATTCATAGGGGCCGCGCTTCTCGTGCCGGATGCTCGCCCGCAGCGTGCCCGTGTCCACATTCGGCGGGTATCCGGGCTGGCTGGCCACGTGGCTGATGCTCCCACGGGTATAACTGCGCCCATCGGGTGAAGTGCCAAACGACAGCTTCACATCCGTCACGATTGACTCCGCCACACCCGCCAGCCAGTGATCAACCGTGCTGTCCAGCTTAGCCAGCAGCTTATCCAGCCCGCTCGTGTCGATCTTGATGTCAGTCATCGCGCCCTCACAATAATGGCCTGCGTATCGACCGCGTCAGTAAGCTGATCGACCACTTCCACCACCTGATACACCGTGCCATCGCTCAACTGCACGCGGTCATCAACCGCGAACGGTGTACCCACCGGTGTGATTAAACGGAAGCGCTCAATCATGCTCTCCGTCGATCCGATGTTCTGATACCCCGCCCCGCTCCGCCGCGCCCCGGTGATCACCCTGCACGGCACATCAGCCACCACCACACCCCACTGGTGCAGCGGTTCGCCCATCGTGCCCACCCCCGCCGTTTCGCGCTCAATCACGCACGTATCGGTCAAAAGCGCCTGCACCCGCAGCCGCATCAGCGCCGCCGCCCGCCCGATCCCGCTAGTCATCATCACACCAGTCATTCAGCGGCCACTGCCGCAAATAATCCGGCTCAGTGTGCAGCAGGCTGTCAGGCCGCCATGCGTGTTTCCCGCCGCTAGACCCCACCACAAAGTTGGTGAAGCGCCGCTTCTTGTCCAGCAGCAGCGCGCGCCAGTTCTCCGCACTCCGCCGCCAGTCCACGCGCAGCCAGTCCGCGGTCATGTCCGGCTCAGTCGCCAGCCGCGCAATCACGCTCTCAATCAACAGCACCACGGCGGCCTTCCACGCGCCATCGCTCTCGTCGATCGCAAACGTGATTTCCTCATCGCTGAAGATCGCCGCGGCCTCAACCGTATCGCCAAGGTGAAACCGTGCGCGGGTGATGTCGTTCGGGGTTGCCGGGGTATAGGTGAAGGTCATTTCCGATAAGTCCGTTTCTCGCGGGTTAAGCGAACGTCACGTTTGTATTCGCCAGCACGTACCACACGCCGGCATACGCCACCAGAGTCACACAATCGCCGATCGCGCCGCCGAATGTGCCCACATCAGCAGCCGCCCCGCCGCCGTTCGCACCACCGGCCACCGTGACCGTGTGCGCCTGCGCCGTAGTCGCCAGCAGGTGCAGCACCTTGCCGTCATCCGTGCCCGCAGTCGGGGCCGCCAGTGTAGTCGCTGCCGCGCCTGCCGTGCGCCCCAGCAGCACCAGCCCGCTCTTCAGCGTGATCGCCGTCGGTCCCGCCACCGTCACCGCCTGCTTAGGCAGCGCCACGCCGCCGGTCACACCGTTCGCGCCTAGCACCGTGCTGCCAATGGTCACCGTGTCATCGTCGATCACCACTGCGCCAAACTGCATCCCGTTCGGGAAGTTCGTCAGAGTCATGTTGTCCCTACCTTAAAAGTCACGCCCCCCGTGGGTATTGGGGGGCTTGCGGTCAAGTGCCTGCCTAGCTTGCGTTGCTGCCCACGATCCAGCGGAAGTCTTGCCATCCCATGCTGTAGCGCATGCGGCCATAGAACGAACGAATGAGCGTGCTGCTCTCGTCCTCTGCCGCTGCAAACTCAGGGCGTACGCGCCAGTACCACAGCAGTGATTGCTGTGCCATCGAAGCGTCGATGACGTACCATTTTTTGCCGCTGATCATCGGGTGCACCACCGGGATAATGCTGGTGTGCGTGTTCACCGCGTTGTTGCCGCTTTCCGGCTCCAACGTGCTGCCGGTCAGCTTGATCGCAGTCGCGCGCAGTTGACGCCCAACCACCAGATGAGTCGCCATCGCGCCTGTCGCGTCACCGCGATCGTCGCCCAGCTCTTCCAGCTTCACAATCGCCGCTTCCAGATTCGCATCTGTCAGCGCCACGGTGCCCATGCTGTTGCTCGTGGCGGTGCTGTCGGTCTTGCTGCGCGGGTGATCCGTTGCCACCAGTACCTTACCGTCATAGCCCACCGTGGCAAACGCATTATTAAACACCGATGCCTCGTCCTTCAGCACCTTGCGGTTGAAGCTGCGCCCAAGGTTCGCCGCGCTCGTGAAGATTTCCGAATACTGGTTATCTTCAATGAACTCTTTGGTGACCTTGAACCCGAGCGTGTAGGTGGTGTGGCTCCAGCTCACCGGATAATCAATATCCGGGGTGTCATAGTGCACCTGTCCCTGCCACGGTTGCGGGTCACCAAACGACCCCACGCGCATGCTGTTTTCGCTGGCCTTCGTGCTTTCACGCACGCCCCACACCGGCCCCAGCAGCATCGGCTGTAGTTCCGTGTAGCGCTGGAAGAACACTTCCGAAAGCACAGGGTCCAGATCGGTCATGAACTTAAATGCAGCGTTGCTGATCACCATCAGATTACCTCAGTCCCCTGCGCCTAAGCCTGCTTGAAGGCGCGATTGTCGTTGAAAATGACCTGTGTCGGTTCGCTTGCGGTGCTGTCACACCACACCTTGAGGTCTGCATTGGTGGACGTAGTCACGCCCAGCGCGCCGGTAGCGATGTCCAGCAAATCCCCAGCCTTACGCGCGTTTGCGTCAACCACCGCATAGATCGCGCCCGGGTTGGTGATCACCTCAATCGTTTCCCCATCGTCGGTGTTGTCTACGGTCTCGTTCGCCACGCCCAAAAAGCCCGTGTCGTTCGTCGCGCCCAAGTCAACCTCACCACTTTCCAGATTCACAATCGCCCCACGGGCAATTACTGCCTCGTCCTTAACCACAAAACGGCGCAGGATCGGTTCACTACCGTCGATGCTGCCGCAATAACGAAATGCCATTTCAAGCCCTTTCGCCGCCCACGTTCACCGGGCGTGCCAGTCTATTTATTCAGTCTGCGTTTGGCGATGTCTTCAGGCTTGACGTTATAACCTTGCGAGCGTGCGATCTCCGCCG